GGTTCAACGCCTTGCTCTTGATAATTGAATTGTATTGTGTGTATGGGAACAGGTTGTAATCTTCACCGTTGACCATGCGATTTTGTGTGTAGTAACCTGCAGGAGCACGTTGTTTGATTTCGCCAATGGGTTCACGTGCTTGGCTGTTTGACACAGGACGTGTGATACCACAGGTAAATGTAATGGTTTGCAAGTTGCCGTTGCGGTCAGTGTATGAGATGGGCAACACAACGTTTTGCATTTCTTCAGGATTGATAATATACTGCAAACCGTTGCTGGCACGTACATAAGCGCGGAATATACCCACTGGAATTTCACTGAACACCCCGTCACCAAACACCATGGTGATCTGGTCATTGGTTCTTGACGTTACACTATAAATCGGTTGTAGTACATTGTTGCGTTGTTCAGCAGCGGTATAAACGTTTTCCACATATTGCCATTCGCGGCTGATATTGCCCAAGTCGTCCAATTGAAATAACCAACGATCTTCATTGTTGACACCTTCGACATTGATATCCACTGTGCGGTTGGCAATACGCTCGGCCAAGTTAAAATCTTGATTTTGCAAAATACCTTGTTTGAAGTAGAAAAAATATCCTGTGTTGGCTGACTGAAATCCCAGTTGATCATTTCTAAACAACACGTTGAACACTGTGTTGGGCTGTGGCGCTGGCTCATACACATAGTCCCTTCCAATACTGGTGGAAGTGGTGGCTTCAAATGGCATATTGATGCCATCAACCGTGGCAGTGTAAGGTATCACAGGCAAAAAACCAGGTACCAAGTTAATGCCATATTCGTCAGTGCGCACACCCAGTATGGTTTGACGATTGCCAGGACGTCCCACTTTTTGACTGTCTACCAAGCTGGCATTAATAATAGTAGTGAATTGTTCTTGCCAATCTGGATTGGTGGGGTCGGCCCAATTTACAGTGACATTGCTGAGATTTACACCATTGTAGTCCACAACGTTTTCTGTGGTGGTTACATTGAATACTTTGAGAAAACCTTCAGCTGCTGAATTACGTTTGGCTGTGTAGCTCACAAGATTGGCCAGTCGGACCACTGAGTCTCTGCGTTCAGCAGTGTCAATGTAGTTTTCACGAGTGTTTAAGTCAGTGCGGAAAGCCAGGGCCTGGCCCATGAACGCCATGACGTCCAGCAAAGCAATAAATTCTGAACTTTCAATGTAGTCATTGAATGTTTCAGGATAATACAAACGCAAATAGTCAATGAAACTTTTGCGAAGAGTTTCAAAGTCGTAACTTTGGAAGTCGGCTTCGCGATAAGTTTGGTAGATTTGTTTCCAATCTTCTACACCAAATATTGCTGTTTGTCTTGTGGTTGTTGCCATTTTTGTCTCGTCCGTGCTTTATTTATTCGTAATAAAAACGGCGTAGTTATACGTAACTGGCATTGCGAGTGGTTTCGTCAAAGAATATGCTGAGTATTTCAGCGTTGGTGGTGTTTATTATTGTGACTTCTAACTGTATCAATATACCATTTTCTTGGGGGAATACCTGTATGTCATTGATGGTGAGTCTGGGGTCACCAGCAGCCACACGTTGTATTTCAGCTCGCAAATCTTCTTGCAATTGTTCTACTTGATTTTCAAACAAAAAACTGTAAATTGTGGTGCCATAGCCAGGACGCCCTGGCAGTTCACCTTGACGAATGTTGAAGGCATTCAATAGGTCGCGCTGAATCAACTCAAAGTCAGTGAGTGTGAACTTTTTGTTTTGATTGATAGTGTTGAAGCCAATGAATGTGGTCATGTTGATATTTATGGTGTAGTTTAACTGCCATAATTGAGATCAGGAACTTTGTCGTTGCCCACGATTCTGGTAGTAGCAGCATCAACGGTGATTCGGTCAACTGTGTCAGTTGCTTCTCCTGGTGGTGCCTGTTGTAACACAGCATCATTTAGTTTTTGTTCTGCTGTACCAACGGCAAATTGTGCTTCTTTAAACTTGGCATCAAATTCAGCCTGCTTGTCTGGCGGCAACTGTCCTCGAATCCAGTCAGTACCAGCTGCTGAATTTTTGGCAAACACCGATGATATGCCTCCAAGTTCTTTGGCATTGAATACATCCAGCGGCACTCCCAATGAACTGGCCGTGGCCAACCCTGAGTTCATTAAATTTTGCTGTGTCAAATTCTGCGCCGCAGGATTTTTTAAAAAACTGTCAAGACCGGTGACACCGCCTGCACCAGTCCACACAGCAGGACTTTTCAACACTGATGTTAGATTGTTTATGCCTTGTTTTAGAAACGTGCTGGCTGTGCCTGGTTTGAGTAGTCCTGCTGTTTCCAACTGTGTAGCATCAAATCCAAACTTGCCAACTCCCACTGCATTGGTTATTTGATCAAAATTTTGTCCAGTGGCAGTGCCTACTGATGCCATGGTGGCACGAACATCAGTGGTATCGAGACCTGACATGGGCATGATTGCTGTGGCTGTTTTGGCAAAATCCGCAGTGGTAATACCATTGGTCACTGGTACACCAAGCAAAGCGCCAATTTTAGCTGTGGTCTGTTGCAGTATGGTACCACCATTGGTGATGCGACTTTGCAAATTTCCTGTGGTACCTGCAGCCAATGACTGCTTGGCACTTTGTGCAATACTCACAAACTGATTCTGTGTTCCTTGATCTGTGCCAGCAAATCCAGCAAACCCTTGTGTCACTTCAGCCCGAGCCGCTTCAAGGCCATCAGCGGCTTGTGTTTGTGCGCTGAGTATGTCACCAGATTGAAAACCAGTAAGCCCACCTGCTGACGCTTGCTTTTGAAAAATAGCAAAGGCCTGTTCACGTGTCATGTTTGGAGGGCCGCTGACTTCAAAAACCTTTGATTGACCGGCGCCAATCGCTGTTTTTATACCAGCAAGATCAAAAGTAAATTTACTCATAATGCTCTGACCACTACCCCAGCTGGCACAGCCGGCGCACCTGGTGGTGGTGGTGGTTTTCCTTGTTCTAACTTGACCTTTACATCAACTCCTAGGTTGTGATAAGGATAAGGTTCATGTGTGGGTGCTCTAGGCACAATGGTTTCCAACGCACTGTCCTTGACTTGCCAGCCTTTGGCAGTGTCAAACTCGGTGTCTGACAGCAAGATCTTGGCAATGGGCTTGGGTGCTGTGACTTCGGGTGCAGCAGGACCATTCAAATCAATGCCACCGGCTGTGAACAACAATGCATCACCACCGTTCCATGATCCTGAAGCACTGTTCAAAGCTAGAGTACCATCAGACTTGATGCCAATGGTGTTTTTGCTGTAGATTTTGAAATCTCGCTGCGCAGACAAATTGAGATCAGTCATGGCTTCCACAGTCATGGCATTGGCAGTTTTGACCTGTATGTTGCCACCAGCATACATGTTGATGTCGCGGTCAGCATGCATGTTGATGTCACCATTGGTGCGTATGTTCACAGAGTTAGTGCTGAACACATCTACTGTGCCTTCTTTGCCAAACTCCAACCAAGTCTGTCCATTGGCATGGGTGATGTAGAAAAAGTCACCTGAATCGTTCATGGTGATTTGATGACCCTTGGGTGTGCGCAGTCTAAACAAGGCATTTTTACCGTCAAGGTCACCATCGTCCATAACAAGAGTGTGTCCGCCCATGCGACCAATCACTCGAGCATCCGCAGGGTCGAGTTCATTGTTTTGAATTTTTTTACGTATATCATTGGGCTTCATACCACCGTTGTACACGGGTATCCCAGGAGTGCTGACACCAAACACAGTGCTGGGTGTTTCACGTTGGCTGGTAGATCTTATGGGCCCACGTTCAATGTCCCGGTTGAGCCCTTGTTGAAACAACACACCTGCAACTACATTGTGTACTGGCTTCTCCTGATTAAAAAATTTCTCATTGTTAACTATTTTTTCGTTGTTGACGTTGATTTCTGTGACTGGCAAGTACTCATCGTTGACAAAGTATGTTTTTTGATTTTGGTTGGTGGTTACTTTTTTGTTACTGCTGCCCACAGCAGGAACCATGTGTCCCAGTCCTGTGTCAGGCACAACACCAATGTAATAGCCCAGTTGACGGTCACCATTGGCAAACACACACAGCACTGTGATGCCAATGTCAGGAGGAGTGAACCACATGCCATAGGCATTTTGATTTTGTGTATATTCACCTACATTATTTTCTGCGTTGTTGCCTGCGGGCGTGTAGCCATAAAATCCTGGCAAATATCGCACAGTGGTCCATTTGGTACGGTCATTCATGTCACCACCACTGAACGTTTCTATGTATACCTGTAAACGTCCTGCTCGTGTGGGGTCCACATTGTTCATCACAATGCCTACGAATGGACCAAATTCTGAGGGTACACCGCCACGATCTAATTTGTAATTTTGTGGTCGGCCTCTGCTGCGTTGTATTTCTTCTGACAAAATTGCTCCTTAACTTTCTCTTACTATGGTTTGTGTACGGCCTGCTGTGACAAATGGGTTGACATTCAGTGGCTGTGGCGACGATTCTGTGGTCTGGATAGGGACTACACCAGATCCAGTGGATGCCCGCGGATATGATGACGGACCAACTGTGCTGTTGCTATTGACAGTGGCTGGTGGTGTGGTAGAGGCCACAATGTTGGTGGGTGGAGGTGCAGTGGCTGGTCTAGTGCCAGTAGAGGACAATGCTGCTCCATTGGTGATGCTGTTGACCACGCTGGTGTTGGTGTTGGTCACAAAGTTTTGTGCCACTGTGGGTGACTGTGCATTTGACCTAGTAGAGTCCGCCACATCTGTGGTACCGTCTGTGCGTTGATTTGTGGTTTGTGCAGTGGTCTGCCCAGTGGACTTGCCCACAGTGTTGGTGCCATCAGGTTTGGGAAACATGAACAAAGAGCCTTCAATTGTCTGTTCAAATTTTCCTTGTCTAAACTCACTGATCACTCGTGTGGCCTGATACACTGTGCTTTGTATTGGCAGTCGGTCTTTGGCGTTTCCCCCCGCATAAGGGTCCGCCAGCCCAGTGTTTATATCATAGTCTTTGGGACGTTGCCAGGAAATTTCAAACATCACTTGTTCAGCATCAAAATTTATGGTGCCATCAGCAAAAAACGGTGAAAAACTGAATTCTTTGGCATTGACACCACCGGATATGCTGCCTTGTTGAATCCAGGCCGGATCTCCTATGATTCGCATTTTGGTAGTGCCCATGTTGCTGGGACTGTAGAGATATTCAGCGGCATTGGCTTGCACTTCTAAGGCACGACCTTGTTCACCTTGTCTGCTTTCAGAGCTGGCAGCCATGTAAGTGTACTTGGCTATTTCTCGCATGCTGGAAGTACTCGCTTCTCTCTGTGCTGCTGCTATGTTATCTTTTGCAGTGGTGCCAGTTACTGTGAGGTTGTAGAGACTGTTGAAGTTGGCAGTGAAATCCAGCACTGCGGTATTGGCACCAGTGAACCAATAAGGATATGATTTATGAATGCCACGAAATCTTGTGAGTGGAAAGTATCTAGATTCAAAGTTTTGCAAAAGATAAGGAGTCACAATGAACAAAATGTCATAGGCATGATCCCTACGTTTGGGATCATAATCGCCTTGCGTGGCTTCAAAACTGATTTCATACCATTTCATGGGCTTTGTCAGGTCCAGGTTGGGATTGGTAGTTTCAATTTGAGTCTTGGCATCTATCACTGTCAACTGTTGACTCAGTATGTAACTGCTGTTTCTAATCACCAGATCAATGGCCTGCACCAACTGCATGCCAGCAGTGATACTGTAGTTGCGATTTGAGATGTCTACCGGGTTTTTTTCTGGATCAAGTGCTTGATTGGGATCTGGAGGTCCCATAGGGCCATCGTCTGACTGTTTAATTCGTCCGGGCAATATCAGTGTAGCATCGCCAATGCCACCACTAAACTCAATGGCATAAGTGTCTGCCACATTATAAATGCCTTTCTTTACCAACTCTTGCTGATAGGCATTCATGGCTCCCATGAGTCCTTGTTTGATCACCAGCTTGGAACTGGGTGCCGCAGATGCTTTGGGCGGAGGTGGCTGTGCTGCGGATCCAGAAACAGCCTGTTGAGAAAAGTCTGGCCGAGAAAATACACCACCTGTGGTTGTGGAGTTTCCAGGACTGGCATTGGGTGCTGTGCCGGCTGTGTACTGCAAACCATTGCCCAGCAACGCACTCACTGATGATGCTGTAAACTGTGTGTCATAAGGCACAGTGCCGCGACGGGTGCCGCCAGCAACCATTTGACCAATGGGTGCGCAGTCAAAATCATAAGTGACCAGTTTTGAGCTCACACTCCAGTCAATTTTTTTAATGAGAAATGGTATGAACTTTTCAACCACAGCATTGGGATCTGTCAGCCCTGTGTTGGGATCTGCAGCACCCACAGCCAACAGATTGCCATTGATGTCATATCCATACCAACGTATGACCATGAGATAGGCTGCTGCTGTGTAATTGATGGGCTGATTCTCACCTTGCACTTGTCCAGCATCTTGCACTGCACGATACAGTCGGTCCAACAAGGTGATGTTGCCAGGCTCTATCACAGTGAATTTGAGATCTGTGACCATGTGGGCTGTTTGCGTGGCCTTGCCAGGCAAAGCATTGTCCACAGTGATTGAGTCAATATAAAAATCCTGGGGAAACGCAGGATTTCTTCCAAAGTCGTCAACGTCCTCAGCATCAAGGCCCTCAGTGCCTGGGTTTCGACCACCTACCTCACCTGATCCTTTGCCCAGGAATCCACCTCGGTTGGTGGGCGCACCACCACTTTGAAACAGCAAAAAATATCCGTTGATGTCTTTTTTCTTTCTGCGCAACAAGCGTTCATACTGCAAGGTGCTCATTAAATACACACTGGCGCTGTAGGTATAGCTGGCAAATCTGTCCAGCACATTAGGCTGTGGTGTTATTTCGTCTGTGGCTGTGAGATTGCCTGACACATCGGCCCGGGTCTGTTCGGCTGTGACTATGACCTCTGATAATGTTTTGTCATCATCCTGAGTGCGATCAAAACCGTCAATCTCTACTTTCCAAGATGGTGACTGGTCTTCGGAGTTGGGTAGTTTGGGTGGAGCATCAGCCATGTGTTAGAATCCCAATACAGATTTAAGTGTGGTAATTTTAGGCAGGTAGATCGTGGTACCCACTGCAAAATCCAAGGGTGGTTTGGTCAGTGTGTTGGGGTTGCGTTGATAAAATACCCACCACAGTCTAGCATCACTATACAAGTCATGTGCCAGCAAGTCTGGACGATATTGATAAGTGAGATTGATGGTAAAACTCAAATCGTCGCTTTCTTTGGGCAAGGGTCTGTTGGCCATGACATCAAGATAGAATTGATTGTATCCTGTGAGAAAATACGGACTGGTTGCGTCATAGTTGGCCATTACCAGAACCCTCCTTTGAGCAATTGTCCACTGGCATATTCTTTCATGTTGAACAACGTGCTTTGTTGGTCGCGTGTTTGTATGGGCATGAGAGTGATGGATATGTCACAACGAGTGGGCACATAGGTACTATTGTCAATGTTGGTTACACTTTGTAGATCCAGCAAAGTCTGTGATGGAACATTGGGCAAGGCACCTTTTTTGAGCCCAGAATTTCGCAGTCGACCAATCACAGCCTCAATGGGGTTGAGGCCAGTTTGTGGTTTTTCTTGCCGACCGTTTAGATTCACATTGTAGTTGTTGGGCTTGGTGCGTATGTAATCAACATTGTTGGGCATGCTGTAGTTGAATGTTCTGACCACACAAGGTTGATTGTTGAATTGATACTGTCCCAGGCCCATGAGATATACCAGTGGAGGCGGGGTACCACGAAAAGCATCTTTGGCACCGTAGAACATCTTGGTCACTGAGCGAAAGAAATGTATCACTGCCAACAAGTAATTGGCTTCAGCTGTGTCTTGCGCAGTGAATTCTCCAGAAATTTGGATGTCACCCACATATGAACTTTTATAAAACTGTCCACGATAATTTGAGTGTGTGAGGTCTGTTTGATCATAGTTGGCATTGTACGAGGTTGATATGGTGGGCATGTAGGGAAACACCACACCATTGCTGGCCGCCAATGGCGCCAATATGCCATTCTTTGCATCTGCGTCTTTGTACAGATATGTGGCCCCAGACGCCAGTTTCAATTTTACACGCCAGTCATTGTTGCCTGGAGACTGAAACTCAGCCTGCACTGCTGCTTGTTGTCGGAGTTGTGCTTCTTGCGCGGCTTGCAGTGCAGCTTCCACTGCCTCAGGATTTTGTGCTGCCGCACGGTTAAAAGCACCACCACCAAAAGGACTGGTTGCACCGGGCGCCACAGCAGGATCAACTGTGGGATCCACAGGTGTAGGAGTTCTTGCGGTTGCATCATTGAAAAACGCACCACCAAATGGTGATGTGGCTCCAGGAGCCACAGGTGTAGGAGCTCGTGCAGTTGCATCGTTGAAGACTGCACCACCAAATGGTGATGTGGCTCCAGGAGCCACAGGTGTAGGAGCTCGTGCAGTTGCATCATTGAAAAACACACCACCAAATGGACTGGTTGCACCTGGAGCCACAGGTGTAGGAGCTCGTGCAGTTGCATCATTGAAAAACACACCACCAAATGGCGAGTCAGCACCTGGAGCCACAGCAGGCACAGGTTCAGGTTGTCGAGTCAGATCAACATTGACCACTGGCCCAAATGGATTCACATCACCAGTTTGCAATGGAGACAAAGGTTCCGGATCCGTCACAGGCGGTCCTGGTGTAGTTGTTGGCGGCTGTGGCAGTTCAGGGTCTACTGCGGGATTTTGTTCAGCTGGGGCTCGTGTGACCATTTTTTATTCCTATGCCTTATTTAACCATTTTTTTAACCACGCAGTTTAACAAGAGGTTGACAATTGTTGTATTTGTGCTACAATAAGTACATATCTGGAGAAACCCCGCCGATGACTTTAATCGCCAAACCCGCTGCCAAGGTCAACTACCTTAACAACCGTGACATCTTAAAAGAAATACATCTAAGCAAAAACACCTACTGTAGTTTCCGGGATCGAACAACTGATCATCAGTTTGACATGATCCTGCCGTCAGTGAGCAAAATCAATCAAAAGACCACGGCAGAAGCACGCCGCAATCGTGCTGACCGTCACAAACGTGAAACTGGTGAAGTGATTGATCCCAAAAAAATACCCAACACAGAAGTGGTTTTCCGCGTCATGACATGGGAACACATACCCATGGCGCCCAAGAAAGTGCCTAAAACTGCTGCCAAAAAGAAAAAGATCGAAGACATACTAGACCTAGATGATGTTGTGGAAGATCCTTTGGCGGATTTAGTTGAAGACGTTGTGCTGGATCCCACTCACATGCGTGTGAACTTTCCCCCGTTTTGGCATTACCGACTAGACGAAAACAAAACACCTGTGCTGGTGGGCAAAAGCCACTGGCGGGGAGATTTAGACTCAGGTGAGTTTTGCAAGGATCATGGCAACATGACACGCAAACTGGCCACTATGTTTATGAAACTGTGCGAACGTTATGCCACAAGATCAAACTGGAGAGGTTACACTTACAATGAAGAAATGCGCGGACAAGCCCTGTTACAACTCAGTCAAATCGGATTGCAATTCGACGAGTCTAAATCGCAGAACCCTTTTGCGTATTATACTGCCGCTATCACTAATAGCTTTACTCGCATCCTGAACATTGAAAAGAAAAATCAAAACATCCGTGATGATATTTTGGAAATGAACGGCTTGAATCCTTCATGGACCCGACAGAATTCTGGACGAGCAAGTATGGCAGCCATGTCCGGTCCGGTTGTAACTACCTACGAAGAGTAGTATACTAAGTAGATGACAAATCTATTCAAGAAGGCTGCGGTCTTCACAGACATACATTTCGGACTTAAAAGCAACAGCCAAACACACAATGACGACTGTTTGGACTTTGTCAAATGGGCAACCGCTACTGCAAAAGAACAAGGTTGCGAAACTTGCATGTTTCTTGGTGACTGGCACAACAACAGGGCCAGCTTAAATATTGTTACCCTGAGCTACAGTCTTCGAGCCTTGGAGCACATGAATGACAACTTTGATCGGGTATATTTTATTCCTGGCAATCACGATTTATATTACCGAGATAACCGCGATATACAGAGCGTGGAATGGGCACGACATCTCCCAAATGTTACAATATGTAACGACTGGTTCAGTGACGGTGACGTTGTTATTGCTCCTTGGCTATGCGGCGATGACCACAAGCGTATTCCAAAGATGACCGGCCGGTACATGTTTGGACATTTCGAATTGCCCGGTTACTACATGAATGCCATGGTACAGATGCCAGATCATGGCACAGTACAACGTGGAGACTTTGGCGGCTTTGATCATGTGTTTACCGGACACTTTCACAAACGTCAAACTGCCAACAACATCACCTACATTGGCAACTGCTTTCCTCACAACTATGCTGACGCTGGTGATGACGAACGTGGCATGATGATACTAGAATGGGGCAAGGAGCCCGAATATCATGCCTGGCCTGATCAACCCAGATACCGAGTACATGGCTTGGCCAACTTGATTGACAATGCTGCCACGCTGCTGGCTCCCCGGATGCATGTGCGTGTAAATTTAGATATTGAAATTTCATACGAAGAAGCCAATTTCATCAAAGAAACATTCATTCGAGACTATCAACTACGTGAAATGGCTTTGATACCAAACAAAACTTCAGGAGTGGACGTGGACCTTGCACCTGGTGATGTGAAATTTGAAAGCGTGGATCAAATTGTCACAGACCAACTCACCAATATTGAAAGTGAATTCTACGACAACAAACTGCTGTTGCAAATATACCAAAACTTATGAGATTGTATTTCAACGGATGTAGTCACACATATGGCGATGATTTAAGCCAACCTAAATCTCAAGCATGGCCTGCAATTTTGGCCAACACTGTTGGTTGTGACTTTTTGAATGATGCTGTGAGTGGCAATGCAAATGATCACATCATATACAGAGCAATAAAAAATGCTCATGAGTTTGATAAAATTTATATTGCTTGGACTTATATCGAAAGATTCACACGATATCGAGCTGACAACAATTATGTTGTAAATTTCAATTCCAATTTAGCCAACAGTCTGTATGGCAATGATTCAAATTTTGTCAATTATGGAAAAATGCATTATGCTGTATGGCACAACGACTTGTATAGTTTTAAATTATGGTTACAAAACATAATCATGGTGCAGCGGTATTTAGAGTCTGTAAAGAAACCATACGTAATGGTGAACACCGACAACAATCAAATTGATCGGTGGACTACTTCTTGGGAAAACTTTAATTATAGTGTACAATCGCTATTGTGCTTTGATCTCATGAATGATGATCAATTGTATCAGGAACACAAAGAAATTCAGCAACTGTTGTCACAAATAAATTTTGATCGTTACATTGGTTGGAACACATGGTGGTTGATGAAAGACCCGTTTGCCACTGGTGCCACTGGTCACTATTTGTCCCAAGGACATGAACACATTGCAAAATACATTTTAGCACATGATACACATTAAAAATCTCACTGTACGTAATTTCATGAGTGTGGGTGCAGCCACACAAGGCATTGACTTTGACCGTCAAGATCTTACATTGGTATTGGGTGAAAATTTGGACCTAGGTGGTGATGGCAGTCGCAATGGCACAGGCAAAACCACAATCATCAATGCATTGAGTTATGCCATGTACGGACAAGCATTGAGTAACATTCGCAAGGACAATCTAGTAAACAAGACCAACACCAAAGGCATGTTGGTCAGTTTGGACTTTTCTGTCAACGGCAAGACATACAAGATTGAACGAGGACGCAAACCCAATGTGTTGCGTTTTTATGTAGACAGTGAAGAACAAACTGTTACAGATAATGCACAAGGCGACAGTCGAGAAACACAAGATGCCATTGAGCGTGTGTTTGGCATGAGTCACGACATGTTCAAACATATCCTGGCCCTGAACACTTACACTGAACCGTTTTTGAGTTTGAAGGCCAATGAACAGAGAACTATTATTGAACAGTTGTTGGGCATCACAGTGTTGAGCGAACGTGCTGAACGCATCAAAGAACTCAACAGAGTAACCAAGGACGCTATTACTTCTGAGGAGTTTAGAGTACGTGCTGTTCAAGAAGCCAACAAGCGAATTGAAGAACAAATTGAAAGTCTGCGTCGACGTCAAGGCCTGTGGCAAAAGAAATACAACAGTGACTTGGCATATCTAGTGGGTCAATACGATGAGCTAGCCCGAGTCAACATCGACGCAGAGCTGTTGGCACACAAAGAACTTGCACTATGGAACGAACGCAAAAAGCAAGCAGATGCACATGGTAGACTGCTGGCATATCAAACTGCATGGCAACAAACACAAACCAAAGAAATTACTGCATTAAAAGTCAGTTATGATCAACTCAGTCATATTGATATTGTTGCAGAGCTACAAGCACATCAAGACTTGGCTGCATACAATCAACGAGCCAAGGACATTGCCGAACTTGAAAAACTCATTGCTCGTTGTGTAGCGGATGAAGCCCGAGAACAAAAGACTTCGGACAAACTCCGAGCAGAGATTGCCGAACTAGAAGCACACAAGTGTTATGCTTGCGGTCAAGAGTTTCACGACGGTGCCCACGAAACTGTGCTGGAAACCAAACGAAAAGCATTGCAAGAGTCTGCACTACAAACCCTGGCCACCAATGGTCAGTGGATAGAAAATACTTCAGCACTTCAGGCACTAGGTGAGTTAGGCACCAAACCCACAACACATTACAAGACTGAAGCTGAAGCTATTCGTCACAGCAGTGAATTAGAAAACATACAACAAAAGATCAGTGCCAAAGCAGCAGAAACTGATCCTTATGCTGAACAACTTGTGGGTTATGTCACTGTGGAACTAGGCACACAGCCTGTGACCCACTACGACACAGAAGCACAGGCCATCAAACACTCCACACAGGTCAACAATTTGCTGCAACAGATTACCAGCAAACACGCCGAAACTGATCCTTACAGCGAACAAATTGAGGACATGCAACAACAAGCCTTGCAGACAGTAGACTACAACCGGATCAATGAACTAACCAAAGTACAAGACCATCAAGAATTTTTATTGAAGTTATTGACCAGCAAAGACAGTTTTGTTCGCAAGAAAATTATTGATCAGAACTTGAGTTACTTGAACGCACGACTCACCCACTATCTGGATCGCATTGGATTGCCACACACTGTGAAGTTCCAAAACGATTTGAGTGTGAGTATTGAGGAACTGGGACGTGAGCTGGACTTTGACAACTTGAGTCGTGGTGAACGCAATCGTTTGATCCTCAGTATGAGTTGGGCATTCCGCGATGTGTGGGAAAGTTTGTATCATCCCATCAATATTTTGTTCATTGATGAGATGATTGATTCGGGCTTGGATACACAGGGTGTAGAAGCCAGTCTTGCACTATTGAAGAAAATGACTCGTGAGCGCCACAAGAGTATATGGCTTGTAAGTCATAGAGACGAACTGGCTGGACGTGTGGAGAACATACTCAAGGTAGTGAAAGAAAACGGTTTTACCAGTTATAACACAGATGTTGACATTGCATAAACAACTAGCATGGGTAATTGCTGCTCGCGATGTGTCAGACTTTTATGTCAATCGCGATCAGGTACGCCACTTGTATCAAGGCTCAAAAGCCATCAGTGATATATCGATCTTGCACAAAGTCAATCATGTATTGGCTCGCAATACTTGGCAACATACTGACCACTTGACCTACTTCAAACAAGACTTTGCACCTTGGTTGCAAGAGCACAGCAGTAATCGTATCACAGGCCTGGCACAATACCAACCTAATTTTAGCGCAGGTACCACACAGGCCTTTGATAGTTTTTACTTTAGACATCGCACCCGACGATTTAGATGTTTTGTAGGTGAATATTTTTATCACTTGAAAACATGGCTCAGCAACGATGTTGACTGGAGTTTTATCACTGACAATGATCCATTGGTCACCGGTGATGCCTTGGTAATCTCTGCACCGTTCTGTGACACAGGTAGTATGCATCCAGATTATGATCTTGCCATTTTGCGCTGCAATCAGCTAGGCATACCAGTGTTGATTGATGCATGCTACTATGTTATCAGTGGCGGTATTGAATTGGATGTCACTGCTGAATGCGTTGATACTGTGGCGTTTAGTTTGAGCAAAGCATTTCCTGTTGCCAACTTGCGCATTGGTATGCGGTATACTCGTTCCGGTGTATTTGATGGACAAAGTCTGCATGACAATATAAATTATAACAACACACTGTCTGCACAAGTTGGCAACATGTTGATTCGCAACTACAGCAGTGATTACATTTACAATCACTACCGTGAACAACAGTTGGAATTTTGCAACACTGTGGGCATCACTGCCAGTGACTCTGTGTTGTTTGCAACAGGCGATGCCACATGGAATGAATACAACCGCAGCAATTTATTGCAGCAATATCAATTGAGCTTTGATCCTAACTTGTTTGCAAATAGAATCAGTCTAACCTCAGTTTTTGAAAACTGGGACTTGTTTGAATTGTTAAAAAATGAAACTACAACTGCAATTTAAAAATATCATTGACGAACCTTGTTGCACAATTCGAGTCAATGAAGAAATATTGTTTTCTGGAATAACGCAGCCTGAACATATGTATGATATCAATGTTGCGTTGGGTCCGTGTCGATTAACAATCCAACACTGGAACAAACTGCCCGAACATACCAAGGTAGAACATGGTGTAATTGTGCGAGATCGCAGCTTTGAACTAGAACGATGTATGTTAGATGGATATGATTTGCAGGAACTGATATGGAACAGTCAGTTTGTTGCCGACAACGGACAAGTATATGAAAGTTGTTTGTTTTTTGGTCCCAACGGTGAATTTCAATTGAATTTTGAAAATCCACCGCTGCGTTGGATTTTGCACAGTCGACATAAAAGAAACAACAATGACCCACATTGGGAAGAAGATTTTGAATATTATCAACAAGCATGCAAACGTTTACAACTGATGTTGACCAAGTAAGGCAGTTGGCATGGACATTGGCTCAGGCCAGTGCCACTGATCAGCTGGACGTACCAGGCGAATATGTCTGGGCATTTCCTGCCACTGATCAATTTGATTCAGTACGTGCCAGAAGTCGCAGTATATTCAGCAGTGGCAACAGTATCAAAGATCCTGAGGTCATTGACTATGTGCAAGGACTTCATCTCAGTCGGCATTTGTTAAATCCCTGGATTGTGGAACAATTTGAATCAGAGTTTCCTGCATGGATTGCCAGCAGTGCAAATTATCAACTGAGAAACTTTGAATTGTTCCGGTACGTGGGATTCAGTGCCGGCACACAAGAATCATTTATTAATTTTTATTTGTTCAATAATAACCGTCGTTTCAGAGTGTTTCGTGGCGACTATTGGTGGCACATGGACATATGGACACGCATTGGTACCAACTGGGCGTATATCGAAGATGATACACTGCGTCCCGGAGACATTTGCATTTGCAGTTATCCTTTTGCACTAACTGGAGACAAACACCGAGACTTTGACTGGTTAATAGAACAGTGCAATCGCACAGGCATAGAACTGCTGGTGGATTTTATCTACTTGCCCAACAGTGCAGGTGCTGTGGATATTGATTTGTCAGCAGAATGTATCAAACAAATTACGTTTAGTTTCTCAAAGACTTTCCCTGTGCAGTGTGCCAAAATAGCAGTGCGCATGTGCAAGATCAAACCTGAAGATCCCATGCAGATGAGCAATGATGAGAACATCTGCAATCGACTCAGTGCAGGACTTGCATGGGACATTATACAACAGTTTCCCCCAGACTACAATGTTAAAAAATACCAAGATCAGCAGAAATACTGGTGTAGCAAACTAGGACTTGAGCCTACAAAAGTGGTGCATTTTGGCCTGGGAACTGACTACACTGCCCACGGCAGACACAGTGAAACTGCATGGTGTAGCCCGTTTAACCAGCAACAAAACCGCTATAATTTAGGCATGTTATACGAAAATCAAAATCTCTTGAAAAAACTCAATTTATATTAAGGCAGCATAACTATAACACGAAAGGCAATTTCCCAAACTCACATGACATGGCGATATCAAGACACCCCAGTTGAGACTTTACCCGAAGAATGTGTGGGATTTGTTTATCAGATCACAAATAATCTATCTGGACGCAAGTACATAGGCAAAAAATTAGCAAAATTTTCAAAAACAACGTACAAGACAGTAAAACAAAAGAACGGCATCAAAAAGCGGAAAAAGATACGCACCAAGATCGATAGTGATTGGCGTGAGTACTACGGGTCAAGCCCAGAATTAACCGCAGACGTAATCAAACTAGGCACCGCAAACTTCACCAGAGAGATACTCTACTATTGCAAAAGCAAAAGTGAATGCTCATACATTGAGGCACGAGAGCAATTTGCAAGACGAGTATTGGAATCAACAGATTATTACAACGGCCATATACAAGTACGTGTACATGGCTCACACATCAAAGATAAAATTTAATTACGACTCTGTGTTGGATGCATGATCCAACCCCATTGAGGAACGGTGCAATACCCGGTCTGGACTTGGGCGTCAAAGAACAGCTACTAACTTAAGGCAGCAAATGGTTTGGGCTCTGTGAAAAAGATACACCCCATGCTCGTAGGACTTGGATCTATTTCGGGTTACTAGGGTTCCGTTGATACGTGAAGCTAGAGTAGGGGGTACCGGTCAACCGCCTCCGTGTTGGAAACAACAATCTCTTTAGAATAGATGACTGCGGTCACTCAGATGATGCATTCAATTCACCGTGCATACGGTGAATTATGACCACAGTATCTAGATGATACTTAGAAGACAATCAGTTGATGAACGAAGTGAAATCAACAGATGTACGCAGTACATCTTTAATCGTCTAAGTTGGTATCTGGCCAATCTCTAAATAATGCATGTTGAATGTTTCCTGAAACAAACTGATTGAATGATTTGTGTTTTGTTTCAAGATCGCCTTTGAGTGGAGCAACACGTTTGAATGCTGAATCCATTTGGCCCATGTCCCGGAACTCCATGATGATCATCCATTCAGGCATGTCAGCAATGCTACGGAATCCCATTTTGCAACGTGTAATTCTATAGGTTTCCATCTTGCCTTCGTCAATCAAATGATTAAAGAAACTTTTCATGCCATTGACCCAATCAATGTCAGAAATGTCTCCCTCTTTGTCTGCCCAAATAGTGTATAAATCCATGTTTACTCCAGTGGTCCTAATATTTCAAATCCGTCTATTTCACTTTTGTACAAGTGTGCCTGTTCCAGATACAAGTACTTGAATCCTCGTAGTTTGTATATGGCACACTCTGTTTTCATTGTTTCTATGCCCATGCGTAATTGGGGGGTGTGATAAGTCCATGCGAACTGATCGCATAGCGCATTGTGTTCGTCATAGCGTTTGATAAGTGAAAACGCTACCAATTTAGCCTTGTCGTAGTATCCAATCACATCAGTCATTGGGTCAGTGTACCTGCTGTCAAATATAGGCATCACACTTGAAAACTTTTTGTACACACAATAATCACGATAGATAGCATTTAGGGCAGGTATGTCTGGCTTGGTTATGTACATCCATTCTATGTCTATGCTGTAGTTGGTTTTGCTGAGGTCAATTCTAGCAAACTGATAACTGCTCATCTTGGATCCTGTCTGTGATTAAACAGCCCTGTAAGATACTCTTCTGGCCAGGTATGGTAGAATCCTTTTGTGCCCATTTGCTTTGCAGCCACATTTAACTTGCTGAGACTCTGCACCAGCACCAAGGCATACTTGCCTTGGTTCATTATCACGCCATTGACATCTTCTACACTGTCAGGATGATCTTCCAAGGCCAAGATGTTACGACTCAACAAAAATTCTGTGTTGGCTGATTCAATTGCACTGTGAAAACGACTATAAGGCCAGTCCTCAGGATCATAAGCATACACCACTACTTCATAAGCACCCATTCCCCAACGAGCTCGATTGCGCAGATCAAAGTAAGGATCAGCACCGGTTAACACTTGTATGGTCTTATTCAATCGTGCTTGTCGTGCAAACGGACAAGGTGGCCAGCCGCCCAGTGCTGGATGCGGAACTTCTACAAAAGTTTCACTCCATGCCAGTATGTCAGCGGTAACAGTTTCTCTATCCATTAAAAGTAAGGTAAATTAGATTTCTTTGTGGTCTCAATATTTTCTTTGGCCAGCTCACTGATTAATTTTCTTTCAGTTGAACTCATCTGCATAACGTCATTGTATGTGGCACCACCACGCATATACCAGGCCAATCTCAGACTTTCTGATCTGATTTGTTCGGCCTCCTGATCTAAGCGGTCTACATAGGAACTGATTTGTTCAGGAGAAGAGATTAGGAGGCGGATGCGAAAAAATTTGCAATGTCCAGATCCATGGGTTGATTGTATTCATGACTGCATTCGTTACAGACAATTTTCAACGGTGCAATCTCGCTTTGTTGTCGCAGTGACACCACATGATCTCGAATCTGATTGTAAATCTTGCTGTCACAGTTTCTCAAAAATTCTTCAATTTGGTCACGGTTGGTCACAGCAGCACCGGGGGTTTTGATCACAGCAATGCTTTGAGTCACAATTTTTATTGTAAGATCAGTGATGATTTTCATGGCCTGTGTCAAGCGAGCCATCTTTTCTTCTTCTGGCAGGTCTGATGTGGGCAACACACTCAAGAGTTTTTGCTGTTCAAATTGCGCAATACCGCTGGCGTTTTGTTGTTCATAGTTCACAGGATTAAAAACAATTTCTAAATCGCCATAGTCAATGGTCTTGGCAAAGTCTGGGGAACGAATTTGGTCCAGCACAGTGCGCATGTCCAAGGCATATTCTTCCTCGTGATTGCATGAGGGACAAGTGGTGTTCAAGGCCATCTCATGTCCATAACTGGCAATACGTATGGCAATTAACAACGGGCTCACATCAATATTGGGCATGTGCCAGGCATTTTTTATGTTGGGCACACAACTTTGAATCACAGTGACCACAGCCTGACCGTTGAACAAGGCATCAGGAGTACGGTACGTGATTTCGTCAATGGCAGTCATGGGATAGATCGGCAGCTCACCGTTGGCAGGCAAATCCAAGGACGCAGCTGGCCAGTATTGTCCAGCACTGGGCAACTTCAAGTAGATGGCAGGCTGTCGGAAAAATTGTCGCAGCGGATTGTGAGATTGGGTCATTTTGATACCTATAAATATAGTTCTACTTATAGGTACAGCACCATGACGCCAGAAGAAAACCTCGCTAGGATCACAGAAGAAGTCAACGAACAGATGCGC